TTAGGAGACATCCCCCTTATCCCCAAAAAGACTCTTCTTCGGGTCTTTCGACCACTCAAGGAACGCTGACGTAGCCTTAGGTTTATCCACGACTACCTCGGCGTCAAGGATTACTTCTTTGGCCTTCTTGAGCCCCTCCCCCTTTTCCTTCAACAGTTTATTGATGGTGTCGTGGGTGATGCTAAATCGGTGTTCTACGACAGCCGTCGGTTGGTCTTGTAGGGACTGAATCTTGTCGATGGCGATGCCCATGGCGATGGGTATCTGGGAGACGTGCAGGTTGTCCAGTTCGGCTACCAGTTTGTGGGAGGCCTGTTGGACGAAGTTCTTCAGGTTGCGGACAGTGACCGATTTGAATTCATCCCTAAGCCCAGTGGATTCGGGCATCTCCCGCTTGATGGCCATGACGTTGTTCGGGGACATCTTGTGTTCCTTGGCGATTTCGAGGATTGGGGTCCCTGCCCTTAGGGCTTCCTGTACCGCTTCACGTCTGGCAGGGTCAATTCGGCTTGCGTTGTGTTCAGACGAGGGGTTGGTGTCTAGGCGTTCGTTTTCCATTGACCCAAATTGGTCCCAAGTGAGTATCGGGTCAATGGAGAACCAGCCTAACTACTTTGAGCGTAAGTGCATGCTCGAAATCACCCCCATCAAGAGCACGCACCAGTCTGCCCTCCGAATCATCCACCGCAAGGGCGGGAAGCCGTTTGTCGGCAAGTATGCCAAGAGCGACGTCAAGCAGTGGATTGAGCGTTTTGAGCATTTGGCCAAGGCCAAGGCTCCAGACAAGCCATACACGGGTCCGCTGGAACTTACGCTCTATTTCGGTTTTCCACTTATTCAGTCCGACAAGGGCAAGAGTACCGCCATGACGACCAAGCCCGATTTCGACAATTTGAGCAAGTCCGTCTGCGACGCCCTGACCAAGTGCGGATACTGGCATGACGACTCTCAGGTGGTTTTTGGCAAGGTCCTCAAGTTCAGGACGGATAAGCCATTTGTCGGATTCTGGGTCAAGCCATGCAACTGGGTCGATAACGCCTATTGTGACCAACTCAGACAAAACCTTTCCAATGCGTGAACAATTCGTAATCGCCAAGTATGGCATCCCCAAGGCAGAACTCCAAGAATACAGGCGAACCCTCGAAGAGGGTAAGATGTGGCATCGGGAGCGTTCAGGGGATAAGCCAGCAACCCTGTGTCCTGTCGCTTTCACAGAAGAGGGCCTTAAGGCTGTTTTGGAACGCTTTGGCGTCAATGGGGCGAAACCAGCCGAAACTGACCCATCTACATTTTCGGCCAAGGTGGTCCGATGCGACTTTCCCAATAGACGTCTAATGTCCGTCATGCCAGAGGGGTCCGACAAGCCAGTTACAGTTCAGACTGCCGACTCTAGCCTTTTCTACCGAGGAGCACAGGTCGTCATCACTCGTAGGGGAAATTCACTTATCTGCTTGCAACGTCCCCTCAGTAAGGAGAAACTCTTTACCACCCTCAATCGAACCAATCCCAATGAGCAAGAGCACCCGAAAGAATAAATCTAAGATGAACAAGCCTGTCCGTGGAGGTAAGCGTTGCTAACCGCCGCCAAGATAAAAAGCCATGGCTATGATGATTCGCAAAGGTTCGCTTGCTAGGAAACAACGAACCGCAAACATGAGGGCTCCTTCGCAGATGCGAAAGTCCTCCGCCGCTGAAAATAAAAAGGCCGACACGACTGTTATCGCTGGCCAGCGGATGAAGACCCGCAACGCCGAGAAAAGTTTTGAATACGTCGGTGGCTACCGACAGGGCGGTGCTCACGTCTCGAAGAAGGCTATGAAGAGCCAAGGTCCTAAGGCCGTCACTGACGCCCTCAAGGGCCAGATGGTCAGTCCCAAGAAACTCCGTGCAGGTGCGTCTCGCTATGACGCCCAGCATGGTACGCCGAAGCGAATGCAGACCGAAGCCTACATCCAAGGCATTGAGTCTGGCAAATCTGGCCAGTCCATGTGGTCCATCCACAAGAACAAGAACAGGGCCAACGGCTACTAATTTTTTAACCCCAAACTAAATACACAAATGGCTAAAAATACTAGGGGTGGTCGCAGGACCCCCATGAGGAAGAAACCAATCGGCCCTATGCAGACCGCTGGCCGTGCCGTCGATAACTTCGGCAAGACTGTCGCTGGCAATTATCGTGGTGCCGCCAAGGGCGTGGCCCAAGCCGCCAAGGCTACCAAGAACGCTGCCGTCGCTGGCTATCAGGCCACGAAGGCTGGCTATCAGGCCGCCTCGAAGAAAGTCGGTCAGGTCGCCAAGCGTTATGGCACTGGCGACTTCAGGCCAGAAGCCAAGGCAATCAAGTCTGGTGCTAAATACGTCCGCAAGCAGGAGCGTAAGGGCCAGACCATGATTGGCGATTACGTCAGCGGTGCCAACAGTAAGGGCAAGTCCCCACTCTTCGGCAAGATGTCCGCCAACACCCGTGCCAACATTGGCCGTGGCGTGACCTATGGTGGTGCCGCCCTGATGGGCGGTGCTTACGCTACTGGGCGTGGTGCTTTCTCTGGTTGGACCGAAAGCAAGAACAAGGCCAAGGGCGAAGGTTATTCGACTGGCGGAGGCTACTAAGCCTTGGCCGAAAACGAGGTCATAGTCCCGACCTCGGGCAACCCTGCTCTCGACCCATCACGGGCCGAGAGTGGGCTCGTTGCTAAATTAAATCTTCAGGGCAAGTTTTCGGACACCCGTTCCGAACAGAAATTTGAGACTAGGGTAGGCTATTTCGGCGGAAAGCATTGGTCCGAGATGGCCGAGGAAGGCGAAAAAAATCGTCGTCGCTCTCTAAGCGAGAGCGACAGGCAAAAGGAGGACTTGGATGAATACTGGAGGAAGCGTAAAGACGATGCTAAACGCAATCCAGACAACAGGCCCAAGCAGACGCAGTATGGCGGTGGCGGGGAAAGTGGCGGTGGTCGCAGGGGCTGGAATGGTCGTGGTATGCAGTTTGGAATCTCTAACTCGTCTGGCGTAGATTACGCAGTAATGAGGTTTAAGAGTAAAGTGATGCAGGATGCCTGCTCCGCAAAGTTCACTTCCACATTCCCAATGAACACTCACCTTCCTCAGGTATGTGGTCCATTCAGGCCAATAACGATTTCTTCTCAAGGCGGACTGCCTCAGTCCTCTCTTCAAGAGTCTATCGGAACTGGAATAGTTCCTAACATGGACGCATAGCATGGCATTCGAGAGAGTCACTGTCGCTGGAGTCGAACTCACCAAGCACCCAGTAATCCACCTCCCCACGGAGGAAGAGGTTTTGCGTATTGCACGTGAACTTGGTCCAGAAGCGACTGCGGAAATCTTGAAGCGTCGTGAGGAGAAGATTAAGGCAGAAGAAGTTGACCCATACAGGCATGGATACGAGCCAGACTGCTGGGCCGACGCAGACGAGATTCTCATGTCTGGCACCGAGTTGCTCATCATGGGCGGGAATCGTGCAGGCAAAACTGAGTACGCCGCCAAGCGTGTGATGCAACTTCTGTGCACTAGGCCAGAAAGCAGGGTATGGTGCCTCCACACCACGTCCCAGACGTCCATTCAGATGCAACAGGCGGTCATCTGGAAATACATGCCACCTGAGTTCAAAAACGCCAAGAAGACCAAGGTGACCAACATCCAGTATTCCCAGAAGAACGGGTTTACTGACGCTACTTTCGTTCTCCCGAACAGGTCGCAAATCTTCTTCATGAACTATGGTCAGGAGAAGAAAGTCATCGAAGGTGGCGAGCCAGACCTTATTTGGTGCGACGAACTAGTTCCTCCAGATTGGGTGGAAACACTGAGGTACCGACTGGCTACACGAAGCGGAAAGATGATTATCACCTTCACTCCAATCACTGGATTCACTCCAGTTGTGAAGGATTACGTTGCTGGGTGCAGAATTAAGAAGACTTTGCCCGCAACACTGCTACCAGACACGCAAAACGTTCCGAGCATCCCGCTTGGACACATGCCATACACGGCGAAATGCTCAAAAGGGGCGGCTGGAGTCATCTGGTTCCATTCCGAACTTAACAGGTATTCCCCGTTCGAGCAGATTAAGTTAGCACTTCGTGGTCGTGGCCCGTATGAGGTCAAAATTCGTGCATACGGATGGGCTGAGTCCCTTTCTGGTTCTCAGTTCCCGAGGTTCGGAGAGCCAAACATCATCCCCGACGACCAAATTCCAGAGGAGGGCACAAACTTCATGGCAGTTGACCCCGCTGGTGCCAGAAACTGGTTCATGATTTGGATGCGTGTGGACGAATTCGGCAACAAGTTCGTCTATCGTGAGTGGCCAGACATCAGCATGGGTGAATGGGCTATGGCTGGTGATAAGCACGACGGAAAGGCTGGGCCAGCACAGCGACAAGGTGCTGGAATGGGTCTTGAGGAAATCAAAGCCCACATCTTGAACTTTGAGAACGGCGAAGAGATTGCCGACAGGTTTATCGACCCACGTGCGGGTGGAACCACCATCATCCAGAAGGAAGGTGGCACTACATTGATTCAACTCCTCGATGACGGAGAAAACCCGATGTTCTTCACTCCAGCGGCGGGACTGAGGCTGGAAGAAGGCATCTCAATCATCAATGACTGGTTCGCCTACGACCCCAACCAGCCAATCAGTGCCATTAACCAGCCGAAACTTTACATCTCCGAGAACTGCCACAATTTAATCTGGTGCCTGCGTGAGTGGACTGGCCTAGACGCCGAAAAGGGTGCGAGCAAAGACCCAATCGACGCACTAAGGTACCTAGCAGTAATGGACCCCCAGTATGGCGGCTCCGACTCTTATCGTGCTTTCGGAGGAGGCTCTTACTAAAATGGAACTACCCAAAGACACCCCACCTCTTCTCAGGCTCGCTGACGCTTCCAGACTCCTGAACATTTCTAAGTCCACTATCCTGAGGCTTCGTCGCTCTGGACGCATTAAGACGTTCAAGACGCTTGGCGGTCAGCACATGATTTACAGGGACAGTATCCTAGAATTCATCAAACAAAACTCTAATGAAATTCAAAAGCCCTAACCCGCATAGCGATAAACTGGCCTTCCATAAGGACAAGCCAGACATCCAACTTCTTCTGGAGGAGTATGAACGCTCCGCCTACATGGGCACGATGGTGTCCAAGATGAACTACGCCGACGACATCAGGCTCGCCCGTTGGGCTGGCCAGACCGAAGACGGCAAGAAGCATTCTTGGGCACGCCCAGAGGGCGACCCAGCCTTCCCGTTCGAGGGTGCTTCCGATGTTCGTGTCAGGCTTGTTGATAGGCTAATCAATGACCAGAAGGCACTTCTCCTCACTTCGTTTAAAGGTTGCACGCTGAAGGTGGGCGGAACCGAAATCAACGACACCATGGCGGCGGCGTCGGCCACCAACCTTATGAGGTGGCTTGTTGAAACTAAGATTAAGAACGAACTGCACAGGGAGGCAGAACTGGCCGCAGACTATGCTCTCACTTATGGATGGTCAGTCGTTCAGGTCACTTGGGAGCAACAGATGTCTGTAAGGATTCAGAGCATGACCATGCAAGAACTCCAACAGATGGCACAACAGGAAGTTCAAGAGGGCAACCCAGACGGACAGTTTGGTAAACTGATTAATGCCATCATGGACCCAGCCAAGGAGGAGTATGCCATTCACCTCGTCCGAGACTTGCTCAGGGACATGAAGGTAAAGGACATCAAGAAGTTCGTGCGTGGCATGAGGGAAAAGGGTCAGGGCGACATGCCAGAGCAGTACGTTTCCAAGAACCTCCCGTGCGTCGAGGCACTCAAGCCATTCGACGAAGTGTGCTTCCCTCCCGAGACGGCTGACCTACAAAAAGCCCGTGTCATTTTCCGCAGGCAATACATGACCGAGGTGGAACTCAGGTCCACCGCACAGGTTGACGGATGGAATCAGGAATGGGTTGACAAGGTGGCCAACACGCTAGGCAACCACTACTACTTCAATGACCCTAACCTGATTCCGACTACCACCATGCTCAACTCGAACATCGAAAGGGGCAATAACCTGTGCGAGATTGTTTGGGCCTACTACAGGCAGTTGGACGAAGATAACGTACCAGCCATTTACTACACTGTGTTTTCCCCTAGGGTCGGCGAAGGCCTTTACGCAAAGCAGGAACTCCTTAACTACGCACACGGAGAATACCCCTTCATTGAGTACAGGCGTGAAAGGCACCGCAGGGCGGTGGCGGAATCCCGTGGCATCCCAGAAATCAACAAGACGGAGCAGGATGAGGTAAAGGCACAGCACGACGCCATCAGGGATAGGACTGCTTTTGACGTCCTTCCACCAGTGAAGGTCGTTAAGCGTATTGGTGCCCTTAACCGCATCGCTCCAGCACAGGTCCTCCCAGTGTCCAATAAGGACGATTACACTTGGCTTGAGTCCCCGAAGGGAGACGCAGGCATGGCCTTCCAGTGCATTGCTCAGGTTGAGCAGAATCTTGGCAATTACTATGGATACGCCGTCGGTGAGGCAATCGACCCGACCAAGATTCAGATGCTAAAGCAACTTCAGGTGGATAACTGGCTCCAGTTCTGGACCCGTGTGTTCTCCCAGATGTTCTCTCTGTGCCTTCAGTACATGCCAGAGGAGCAAATCGTAAGGATTACGAACACCCCACTTAAGCAGGGCATGTCGGACATCCATTCCCAGTACGACTTCAACGTACGCTTCGACGTAAGGGATACTGACCCAGAGTTCGTTCAGAAGAAACTTGAAGCCATCATCAAGACTGTCGTCCCTCTGGACAGCAGTGGCATCATCGACAGGAACAAACTGGTCAAACTGGTCATCGAATCCATCTCGCCAGACGCCGCCAGAGAACTGGTCATCGACCAAGCCTCCGCTTCCCAGAAGTTGTACAAGGACGTCGTAAGCGACATCGGAATGATGATGCTTGGCAACGAGGCTACCTACGTGGAGAACGACCCAGCCGCCTCCTCGAAACTCCAGTTCGCTCAGGACATCCTCCAGAAGAACCCGAAGGCCCAGCAGGCACTTCAGGGCGACCAAATCTTCCAGATTCTCTTCCAGAACTACATGAAGCAGTTGCAGTTCTCTGTTGACCAAGAGAAGAACAAGCAAATCGGAAGGGTCGGGGTATCTCCAGCGTCTGAGGAAATCCAAAAGGAATTCGGCGAAATGGAGCAGGAGCAGGCCCAAGAGGCACCTAGCCCAGAAGAAGGCGAACAGCAGATGGACCTTAACCAGCCAATGCTCTAATGAGCGAAGAAAAAGCCAGAATTGACGCCCTGAAGGCCTTCATGTTTAAAGACATGGAGGCTCAGGAACTGTACAAACAAGTCCTTTTTGTATGCGACTTGGCTTTACAGGTGGAAATGTCCAAGGTCATGCAGGTGAATACTACTGGAGAAGCCAGAGTTCACGCCTGCGGACGGCTAGACGCCATAAATGACCTGTTGCTGGAGTTTCAGAAACTCAGGGAAGAAGCCCTGAGGCATCGAACTTAAAGCAAAAGCGTATCAAACCATCACTTTTGGGCAGTGTACTTGATTTCTCGATACAAAGCCCAACACTAACCAACGCTTCTGGGAGCATAAAACCCTGACTTCCTACATGGAAAACGAACAACAGCCCACCGCTGACCTCGAACTTGGGACCGAGGCTAATCCCCCCATGCCACAACAGAGCGAAAAATCCGATTCGCTCAATGAACAAAGCCTTTCAGATTACTTTCTGAAGGTCCTGTCTGACGGACAGACTAGGGCGGAGAGCGACAACTCCGTTACCAATGAAGTCGAAAGTGCCGATGACAACGAGGCCATCGACCCAGATGACGAGGAAGAAGGCGATTCCGAACAGGAAACGCAATACTCCGAGGAAGAAGGTCAGGAAGCCGAGGAAGCAGAGGCAGACACGGATGAAGAAGAAGTCGAGGCGTATGCCCAGTCCGCTGAAACGCCAAAAGGCGTCAAGAAGAGGCTGGCCAAACTCACGGCTCTACGACGTGAAGCGGAAGCGAAAGCAAAGCAACTAGAAGAAGAGGTTGAAACACTCAGGCGAAATCAGGCCACTATTAAGAGTCCCAATCCATACCGAAATGTGGACTCTCAAGAGAAATTAAAGGCCGAGTTTGAGCGTCAGCGTCAGATTCGTTTGTTCTGCGAACGCTATCCAGATGGATACTACGAGGGAGAAGACTCCAGACAGCATGTCAGCAGGGAGGAGATTGCCAAGGCCAAGGTCGTGGCACTTCGAGCCCTTGAGGAGTACCTGCCAAATCAGGCAGAATTCGTTGTAGCACAGTCGCAGTTCAAGGAAAGGGCTCGCAAAGAGTTTCCTTGGTTAAGTGACCCCTCCGACAAGAGGGCGAGCATCGCCAAGAAATTCATCGCCGCCGTTCCCGAAATCAAGAAGTTCCCAGACTACGAGATTTACGCTGCCCAACTTGCTATGGGAATGTCCACGTATCAGGACCAGAAAAAGTCTGCAAGGACGGGCCAACCAACGGCCAGCCGTGCACCTTATCAGCCATCCCTGATGTCCTCAGCCCCAAAAGCGTCCGCTAAACTGGACGAAAAGCAGGCCAAGGAAAGTTACACTCGCTTCAGACAGTCGGGCTCAATCGACGACCTCGCCGCCGTGTTTCGGTCTAAGTTCGTCTAACCCCTAAATACCTACTATCATGGCTTCACTGTTCGAATCTCAATTCCAGAATCAGCGTCCGCTTCCCAACGGCCCAACCCGCAACGGCTTCGCCTCGGGTCGCATCGGTATCCGAGAAGAACTCTCGGACCTCATCGCCAACGTCGATGCCAAGGACACCCCCATCTCCTCGATGGCCAAGCGTGGTTCCAAACCTGGCAATACGACCTTCCGCTGGCAGGTTGACCGCAACCCAGACCCCTCGATTGAACTCGGCGTTCTCGATGGTGCTGACGTTGACCCAAGCAACCCGTCCCAGAACCCTGCCTTCAAGCAGTACACCCTCGGCTATCGTGAAGAAGTGGAAAACAACATCCACATGTTCCGC